ACAGTTCCTTCAATATCTTCTTCTGTTAAATCTAATAAATCTTTTTCAATTACTTCAACATTTAATAAATTATTTTGAATTACAGGATCATCAAATAATCCATGTTCAACAATTTCTTTTTGAAATCTTTGTTTTCCTGTTAATTCTTTATCACGAATACATACACGAATTTTTTGAGATGTCAAACAAAGATATCTCAAAAGATGTTTTCCTACATATCCTGTACAACCAGTTAAAAATATCATTAATATTAATTTGTATTTTAAAATCTCAATTATGCCGTACATGGCATTAAACATAACTTAATTTCACCAAGATTTGCAACTACATAACGAAACATAATAAACCAACCATTTTTCATATGAATTTCTAGATTATTACATAAGTTAGTACATTTAGTAAAAAGACCTAAATGCATTAATGAAAAGTTTCCAGAAACAATTTCATCACCTGTATGTTTAGTAATATTAAATTCAGATTCACCATCACCCATAGTAGTAGTACGTGAAGCAAAATGTCCTTTACATGAAAAAGTTAAAGAAGAACCAATATTAGTAATTTCAACAGTTTTAGCAGATAATAAAGTCATATCTCTACATAACTTTTGAAAATCCATTGATGGCATCATAATTCTAGTACTGAACTCCGTATCAGGAAGTTTAATTGCAGGTTCATCTCTATCTAACAAATTTAATTTATATTTATGTACTTGTTTCTTTTCAGAATTTTCCATAATAATGCATAAAGAATTCAAATCATCTTGATCAACTTGAAATGTAATTGTATCATCATTAACTGCAGTTCGAATAATACGATGTAAATGATCAGTATTAATTCCAATAATAAATTTTGGTGTATTTTTATTATAAGAATATTTCTCAAATTTATCTGCATGTAAAATTAAGTGAACTAATACAGTTCTAGTATTATCCATAGCAATCATACGAATACCATCTTTATCAAAAATTAAAGACATTTCTACAAGAATAGAACGTAAAGCTTCAACTAAAGTTCTGATAGCACCAGTTTGAACAGTTTTTGCTTCAACTGCCAGCATTTTTATTTTATGAGTTGTTGTTCGTGTAAGTTTTAAAAACGCAAAATGGAAAACTTTAATTTAATATTTCATACTAAAAAAATGTCATGGCCTTTTAAAGATTATGACTTTTCTGGTAATAGATACGTGAATATTAAAGATCCAAATTCAGAATTTGGAGAAAAAATGTGGTACGATAGAGAAACGCGCAACCTACCGACTGAATGCTTAATCTGCATTGAAGCAGAGAATGAATTATATACTAAATATGCTCATCCAAAAGCACATTCAGAAGCACATATAGAAGCAGGTAAGACTGCAGAAATACTAGCTCTTAAAGATACAACTGAAGATTATCTTGATTATTACACTTTTCATTATGGAAAAGAATATATCAAAATATATAAAACCTTATATAAAAAATATAAAGAAGAATATAGTAAACTTGTATTAAGTAGAAGTTTTCACAAAGATGATAAAATATGTGAATATCATTTAGAATCTATACAATATCATTATCAACTAAACTAAATTAACTTGGAAATCCAAACTAATTTAGTTTTTTATGTTTCTTTGAAATTATTTACGATTTTTCATTGTTGTATGTCGTTTTACTGAAACAATACGACCATACTTATTTTTCATTAAATCTTCTCGAGTTAATCCACCAACAGTTTTTTCTGCAGAACCATTCCATACCATACGACGAGAACCTTTCTTTAACGTTTGTTGAGGCATTTATAAGAAATGTATAAAATATATTTTTGAAACTTTCTAGTTGGAATAAGCTAAACCGCCCATACCAGACATTACACGGAGTACGTTGTAGTTGAGTGCGTATACTCGTACTTGAGCAGTGCGTGCACCGATTACAGTGTTGAGAGATACGGAGAGTTGAAGAGTGGCCTTGTCAATACGAGAAAAGTTACAAGATCCAGAAGGTTGGTGTTCTTCAGGGCGGAGAGCAAAGGAGTATACGTTGATACCAGTAGAAGGGCATCGAGAATGGTGTTGGTAAGGTTGAACCTTGTCGAAATAAGAACCTTCGCGTTCCGTGAAACGATCTTGGCCGTTTAATTGAAGCTTGGCAACTTCTACAGGGTTCTTACCTTCGCAACGAATACCAGAATCTAAAATTACTTTGGCAAGTAAGTAATTTACACCAGTATCAAAATCAGCTTGTTGACCAGGGCCACCAGATGCACCAACCATACCGGGGAAAGCAGTAGTTCCAGTTTGAACTTGTGCAGCACCACCTTGAGTTCCAGCTTGCCCAAGAACCATGGTTGCTTGGGCAGTGGCTATAGTGTTACCAGTGGCAAGGAGAGACATAATGATACCTTCCGTGGAGAAGTCATCAGAGTAGTTAAAGGGTTGTTGACCACCTACAGTAGAAATCCAATCTTGGAAGGAGCAATCTACAAAGGAATCGCGTTGTACTACCCATTGAAGTTCCTTTACGGGGTGATTGAAATTGAGTTGAATCTTGTTAGAAGAAGAAGTAATAGATTCAGCACCAGTGTATTGTACTTGTTCAATGAGGTATTCGTGGGATTGTTGAGCAAAACGACGACGTTCTTCCGTATCAAGATATACGTAATCAATGTAGATAGATGCAGCAGCTAAGGAAAGAGCGTTAGGGCGTTCTGCATTACCATCGGTAGTTTCAGCATATACGCAGTTTTCCCAGATTTCAAAGTCTACGTTAATACGAACTTCGTGGTATTGAAGAGCGATTAAAGGAATTGCAAGACCAGGGTTACGGCAGAACCAAAATTGAAGAGGAACATAAAGAGTCTTCATGGGAGTTCCAGCACGAGATAAGCAAGATACGGTAGTTTCAGAACCAGCACAAGTTCCATCTAATGCAAGAGCACCAGCTTGTTTAAGAAGAACTAAATCGTGAGTGTTACCAAGAAGAGCATCTAAGGACTTTACTACACCAGCTTCAGTAGATAATTGAGTCCAGATTTGCATCCAATCACCATATTGACGATCAATACGTTGACCACCAATTTCAAGTTCAATTTGTTTAATTAATCTGTGACCAATGTAATTTACCCAACGGAAAGCAGTGCAAGGAGTAGAACCAGATAGAAGACCACTTGCAGTTCCAGTAACTTCTACTTGAGGAAGTACTACAGCAAGGTAAGTCTTGTACATTAAATCAGCATTACGATTAATTACTGCAGTTACACGCTTGCCAAAATCAGCTTGACCGTTGAAAGTTACTTCAATAGATTCCATGGCAAAGTTAGTGTGACGTTTATAGAGAATTTTCCAGAAAGTAATCTGGGGATTACCGGAAATATAGATGTCTTGTGCACCATAAGATACAAGTTGCATTAAACCTCCGCCCATGTTGTTATACTACTAAGCAAGAAAATATATTTTGAAGAATTAAATGCCGACGACGAATCCAATTTTAATAATTTTTCTGCGTTCAATGGTTATTTTTGTAAGTCTAGTTTGGGGGTTCAATTGGACATTGAAAGATGCATATTGGGTAGCAATATTTCATGATTCTATATCATTACTTACCCTGTAGAACCAAATCCACCAGAACCACGATTATCTAGAGCTACAGGAAGATCTCCAAATGAATCTACAAGAACAATTTTTTCCCATGGGAGACAGGAATGCTGACACAATTGAAAAATTCTAGTTTTTTCTGTAATTTCATAATTTTCAACAAAATACATAACATCCGCTTTAGCCTTTAGTTCACCGCGATATCCTGCATCAATAAGACCAATAGAATTAGCTAGACGAAAAGGCGTTGAAGAAATAGATGAACGTGGAAGAAGAATACAAGGAAGTGGTTTTCTTTGCGAGTCTGTAGCAGCAATATGAACTTCAAGATTAAATGTAACTTGTTCTACAACATTTAATACTCTGGGAAGCATAGGAATATCAAATCCTGAATCTGTATAACGATGTTTCAGGATTTGTTCATACAACATAACTTTCACTTGAGGATTTGGCGTATAAATATGTAGCATTTCTTTTAATATAATAATTACATTAAAGTCTTTTTCTCATAAATTAATATTATCGATAAAGCAGCTAATATATGTATTCCAATAATACTTAAAGATTCTATTAAATTAATTCTATTAAGTAAAAAATGACATATGGTAGTTAATGGTGTAAATTGTCCTTCTAAGTCAAATGTTTTTGCTATAAACAATACAGATGTATGAACTACACCAATTAAGATAGGATTATCATTACTAAATATAATTGTATAAGCAATAACTAATGAACCCATGTATTCTATTAAATATTGATTCATTTTATTAATCTTTAAGGAAATAAGATGACCAATCTATCTGAGATTTTGTAATATCAGAAAATCCTGATGGACTATAACATAATGGTAAAATAAACCAATTATCTCTCGCTTGTAAACGATGCCAATACATATCTATACGGTATTCTACATCTCTTCGAATAACTCTTTTTAATCCCCATTTTGGAACTTTTTGATATATATCTTTTACTAAAAGATTATATCCTTCTCCGAAATTATTTAGTAACGTTTGATAATAATTGCGATGAACTACATAAGCTCCCATTGAATTACATCTATATAATTTATGTGTTTCAGGATTATGAGAAACTAAAATTCCACCTAAGATTATTACATCATATGGTTTTTTCATTAAATCTTGTAAAATAGGATAATTTTTTTCAAAATTATTCCATTGCATATCATCTTCCATAATTAAAACAGATTCCCAATTTTGTTGAATAGCTAATTGTAATGAGTTAATATGACTTAATGTAGCACCAACAAATGGATATTCGTGTATAATAGCAGGAAATCTTCTAAAAGAAAAACCTTGTAAAACTTTTTCAATACTTTCACGTCTATCTGTTCTTCTATCTAAATTTATATATATAATTTCCATTATATTTTACTTTCCAAATTATTTGTTGAATAACCATATTGAAACATTACTGATTCTTCTGGTATTTCTACCTTTGTATGTAAATTTACATCTTGAATACCATGCCATCTTCTTGGATAAAAAACAGTAGATTTATACATAGTTAAACTAATTTCATGTTGATATCTAATAGCTAATTCCGTAACTAATTTAGGACCAGTAGCAATCCATGGAGGATTAGAAAAATCTCTCTGAGGAATTTCTTCAATACATTTTTTCATAAAAAGAGAATTTGGAATTGACATACATACACCTTGACATAATAATTTTCCATCAATTTCAAATCCTAATCCAGCGTCTGTATTAAATTTCATTAAAAGTTCATTAAATTTATCTCCTTTCATAATTACAGAATCTGCATCAACAAAACATCCACCATATCTATAAAGAAGTTCATACCTTAACATATCTGCTTTACCAAAATATGTTGGATCATTATCATAATATACTTGATTTATTAAATCTTTAGGAGTAGTTTCATTATCCCATAATTTATATTCGTAATCAAATTCAGAACAAAATTCTTTAACAGAATCCATCCAAATATCGGGACGTTTTTTAGGTCCTATCCATATTTGATGAATTATTTTTGGAATCATTTCTTATAATTATTATATGATGTTAAAACTTAAGTAAAATACTTGCCATTATCTATTACATTTTTTTCAATATCTGAATAACCGGGTCTTTGAATCATTAAAGAAGGAACTACAACATACCAATTATCTTTTTTTTGTAGATGACCCATAAATACATCAATAGCAAAATAAGGTCCTATTCCAGTTTCAGTTAATTTTCTTAGTCCTTCACGAAAATTTTCAAGAAGTGTCGAATAATAATGTTCTTGAACAATATATGCAGTTGTAGTCCATGCTTTAGTACATTTATATGTTTGTTTATTATATTCAGTATACGTTGATCCTAACTGAATAACATCATATGAATTTTGAATTAGTTTTAGAAGAAGTTCATAACTACTTCGTGCATTTGAAGACCACACTGCATCATCTTCAACAACTAAGTAATTTTTCCATTTATTTTCAATTGCCATTTCAAGAACTGCAATATGTGACATTGTACAACCAATATTTCCTCTAGAATGTTTAATTGCATTAAATCTTACAATTTTTTCTTTAGGAATTTCAGAAAGAACTTGTTCAATTTGTTCTCGTCTATCTGTTCGATGTTCTAAATTAATATAAACAACTTTTTCAACAAATTCAAGCATTTATATCTATTATATGAACATCTTTAAAATAGTAACTTCCTTGAACATCATTGTTATACCACCTTGAAGGCATAAAAATAGGTCTATTAGAGTTCAAATATGCTCCCCACCATGAAAATGAAGAATTAGCACATATTGCTGCTCCACATTGAGACATTAAATATAAAGAATCTACTTCAGATTCTTGTATAATAGGAATATCTGGGAATTTTTCTTTTGCATATAAAATATCATTTGTAAATAGTACAAAATCTTTTAGTGGAGTTTCTTCCATACATTTTTTATAATATAAAGTTAAATTGAGTTCATGAACTGAATTACCTTTATAATCGCCACCTCTTACATGAATAAAGGTTTTGTTACTTATTAAAGGATATTTTTCTAAAATTTTTTCATTAAATTTTAATTTATTTATAAGAGTTTGTTTTATAGGTTCGAAATATTCGTAACGTTGAAAATATCCTACATAACATGTATTTCCTGGATGTATACCCCATTCTTGAGAAATCATTTTAGGATGTTCATGAATATATGATGCAGCTGTATGTTTATATATAGATTTCCATTCTTGGAATATTGTATTAAAATATTGTTCAGAAGAATGAACAGTAGAAGGACTTTTTAAATCAGATAGATAGATTTGTCTACCTGATTTATAATGAACATATTCAAGAAATCCTAATTGAAATAATTGATTTCCAAGACCACCTTGTAAATGAACTGACAGCATTTATATATAATTATTATAAACATATAAATGATTCAAAGTTTAGGTGATTGGGTAGATTCTAAAAAATTCAATACTTCTTATAATTTATTTTTTGATATTATTTCTCAATATCCAAATTCAATATATATACAAGTTGAACCTGAAGCAATAATTCCACGTAAAGAATTTCTTTTAAAATATTGGAATTCATATAAATATATCTTGACATTTAATGAAGATTTATTACATTTGCCAAATGCAAAAAAATATATTTTTGGAACTTCATGGATTACTCCACAAGAATATAATTCTGTTATTCTTGCAAATAAAGAATTTAAGATTTCTATTATTGTAGGAAATAAAAATCAAACTAGAGGACATCAACTAAGGCAACAAATTTTACATGAAAATTTTTTGAATGTAACATATTATGTTTCAAATTCTCGAGTTCATCCTGGAAAAGAATTAGTTGGTCCATCCAAATTTAAAACATTTGAAAAATACCAATATCAAATTGTTATTGAAAATTCTCAACAAAAGAATTATTTTACAGAAAAATTATTAGATTGTTTAATTACAAAAACAATACCAATTTATTGGGGTTGTCCAAATATCCATGAATATTTTGATACTTCTGAATGGATATTTTTTACAAATCTTGAAGATTTAAAAACTAAATTGCCATTAAATCCACAATATTTAGAATGTAAAACGTTAGAATCAAATTTCTTAAAAGCCTTGGAATATTCAAATTTTGAAACAAATGTTAATAATGCTTTAAATAAATTGTGAGTTTTTATGAACCATTACAATATCTTTATCATGAAGCTTTACAATATAACTTTTTTGAGTTAAGTATTCTATAATTGGAATAGATGTATCATTATAGTTATTTTCAAACATAATTACATCAATAAATATTTGTTCAAAATCAATTGATTTAACTACTGAAAATTCTGCACCTTCAACATCTATACTTAAAAAATGAACATGTTTGATATTTTGTTCGGAACAAATTGTATCTAATCGTTTTGTAACAACTGGAATAACTTCTGTTTTTGAATTAAACTGTTTATTTTCATGATTCAATCGATTTAAATGTCTTGGATCATAATCTTTCTTTAATCCAGATAACATATTCGTATACCCAGTATTCAAAATAAATTCAGAAGTTCCATTAGAATCTGAAACGGCAAGTTTAAAATTTTTGCATGAAGGTCTATTTTTACACAACTCATTAAAAGTATCTGGCATAGGTTCAATATTTATTCCTGTCCATTGATGAGTTTCTTCAAAATACAAAGTATTATTTAAACTTTTTCCATCATGTGCACCAACATCTATAAAAACACCATTTTTAAATCCTTTAAAAAATGAAGTTTCAAGATATTTATCTTGTCCGTATTGAGAATAAAACATTTTATATTTTATATATTTATTAAATTAGCCTTAAAATCTCACATATTTATTTACTGGTCCAGTTAAAGGATATTCAATTTCTTCAGTATACTCAAATCCAAAATTATAAACTGGAATATTATTCCATGTAATAAAACCATGTTCAACTTTAGGAATCAGGACACGAATATATTGTTCTTGAATTTCTCGAGGAATTTCTGAAAAGCAATAATTACTTATCATAAAATATTTTTTAGTTAACGATTTACCAAAAGTTGTAGAATCTATAAATTCAATTGGAGTTCTAGGAGAAAATTTAGATAGATATAATTCTTGGAATTTTACAATTACAGGTAGATCAATTATAGTATATGATTCAATTTCCAAATTATATTTTCTTGCAAAGAATTCTATTGCAAGAAATAGACCACCATAACCACCGCCAACTTCTACAATATTTATAGATTGATTAAATGTTTTAAAATGTTTAATAATTAGATAAGCTTGATAAATATATCTTAGACTTGAAGGTGAACATGAAAAATTTCCAAATGTTTGTTTTACAGGATTACCTACAGAATCATTTTTACTAGAATAATCTAGAATTTCTTCTTGCGTAATATCAGTTTTTTGAATTAATTCAAGATATTCTTTACCTTGTTTTAAATCGACATGTTCGAGCATATAGGTATATGCAGGATTTCTTTTAAAATTATCTAAAGTATTCATTCTCAAATATCCAGAAACGCATTGTTCATATTGAGAATATAATGACATTTATTATATTAAGTTGAATTATTGTAAATAAGAAACTACATTATTTTCACGGTGTAAGTCAAAGATAAATTTCATTTTAATATATTCATGTTCTTGATGTAATGTAATTCTTGGATAAACAATAAAAATATTTTTATTTTTACAGAATAATCCATTAACTAAAAATGGAGATCCTTCAGATAAATAAATATTTTTTCCAGATTGAATAATAGACATCTGATCTTTCAATTCTGTAATTTGATCAGTATTTAAAATATAAGGTTGTAATTGTTTAATTAAAGATTCAAAATTATACTGTCTATCATTATGTATAAAATTTTCTTTTACTTGCCTTGGCATAACAATATTTTCATATCGAATTGCTGACTCTTTTTGGAACAATTTTCTAAAATTACAAACATATTGTTTCCATTCATCTGTGATATGTTTATCATTTAGTGCACTTAACGGAGTTGGAAAAATACATAAATTTTGAGATTGTAAAGTGTATACCGGTTCAATTTCAAAAAAACTACAAAATAATGTTTTAAATGTTTTTTTTGTTTTTAATACTAATTTAATTTTAGGGTATAGCTTTTGTAGTTCTTTAAAAATTGGTAAATAAATTGCAGATTCAAAAACCCAATGTCCAAATGCTTCATCATATTGGGTATCAATAATAAAATAATAATTTTCAATTGTGCCATTTGATATTTCAATATTCCATGAATTAAAATTTTCATATGAATATTTTAAAACTTGTTGAACTGTAAATAATTTATATGAATCTAATACAAGATTATACATATCTTTAGTTATAATCATTTTCATTTAAAAATTCTTTTAATATAAAGATGCTTTATATATTTGGCGATTCTCACGCATTATTTTCATTTAAAGGTTTAGCAATACCTCATCAAAATAGACAACAACATTCTATAACTATGCATAGAATTGGTCGGGATAACCATATAATAAATTATAGTCCTGATATTGATTTATCTGAAAATAACATTGTTTTATGTTATGGTGAAGTTGATTGTAGATGTCATATTGGTAAACAAATTTTATTAGGTAGAAAAGAAGATGATGTAATAGAAGAATTAGTTTCTTTATATTTTAAAACAATATCTCAAATTTCAAAAGCACAAAAAATTATTATTGGAGTAATTCCACCAGTTTCTCAAAAAGAACATGAAAAAATACATGGCCCAATTACTCATGAATTTCCATTTGTAGGTTCAGATGAAGACAGAATTAGATATACTCAGAAAGTTAATGAGAAATTAAAAGATTACTCATTAAAAAATAATTACATATATTTTAATCCTTATGAATATTATACTAGAAATGGTATATTAAAACGCGAACTATCAGATAATAATTGTCATTTAGGTGATAATACTTATTTTTTAAATGAATTTATTATCATATATAACACGTTATCCGATAATACATATATTAGAAATGCGTGTGTAATATGTAATGGTAGATTATTATTATTAATTAAACGTCTTAAATTTCCAATTACAGCTAATCCACCATCTAAAAATAAAATTTTTAAAGACGATAAATATTCAGATCAAACATTTTATGAATGTGAACAATGTGGGTGTATTCAATTAGGAATACTAATTGATCCAAAAATTTTATATGAAAATGCTCACAATGATACTTTTAATACTCCTACTTGGAAACAGCATCATTTAGAATTTAGTAATTTTATTATTAATTCCAAAATTCATATAAAAAATCTAACTGATATAATTGAAATTGGAGGAAATGGAATTTTGTATAGTTTAATTAAAAATAAAAATATAGAATTAAATTATTCAATTTTAGATATATGCAATCCTTCTATAAAACAAGAAAATATAACATATTTAACTGGAAACTGCGAAGAATATAATTTCAAAAAAAATAAAACAGTAGTTATGTCTCATGTTTTTGAACATTTATTTAACCCTAAAATTTTTGTTGAAAATTTAAATTTATGTGAAGTTCAATCTATTTATATATCAATTCCGAATATGAAATATTTACTTAATTCAAATAGTTTAGTAGTTTTACATAATGAACATACCTTCTATATTGATAAATATTTAATAGAATGGCTTTTTTCACAAAATAATTACCAGTTAACAGAATATTATGAATTTAAAAATCATTCAATTTTCTTGAATTTTACAAGAAATACTAATTCTGAAAAAAATAAGTTAATAAAAGATATTTCTATAAGAGATAAATTTATTAAGTCATTATCTCCGTCTTTTAATATGAAGATCGAAGAAAATTCTTTTGTTTGCCCAGCAGGATTATATGGTCAATTACTGTTGTATTACCTTAAAGATTCAAAAATAGTTGGATTTTTAGATAATGATAAAACAAAACATAATCTTAGAGTTTATGGAACACCTTATTTTGTTTTCCCATTTGACGAATTATTGAAGTATGATTATATTAATATATATTTAATGGCTGGGATATATAATAATGAATTGAAAAAACAAATTGAATCTTATAATAAAAATTTTAAAATTTTTGAAATTAAGCTAGAATAATTTATCCAAATACCAATCTAGGAACTATGTGCATAGCTTCTAATTCTTGTGTCCACAATTTCATAGCATAGGGAATAGTTTTCATTTCAAATTCAGTTTGAACTCCACATGTTCCACATTCATATAATGAAGCTTCTCTATTAACTACAGCCAAAACACCACAATTTTTACAAAATCCAGTACTGAATGGATCTGAAACATCCATCAATCTTTCCTTTGTAAACATTGATGTGCCGTGCGACAACATACAATCACGTTCCATTTCTCCTACACGTAGACCACCATCTCTAGCTCTACCTTCACAAGGTTGACGAGTCAAAGAAACAATAGGTCCTTTAGATCTTGAATGCATCTTATCGGAAACCATATGTTTCAAACGTTGATAGAAAGTAGGTCCCATAAAGATTTCTGCTTCCATCATTTCACCAGTTTGACCATTATACAGAATTTCATTGCCATATGGATGCATACCAAGTTTGAGCATATGTTCACGCAAATCTTCAATTTTCAAATGTGTATAAGGAGTTCCATCTCCCAAATTACCAGTTTCAGAACACACCTTACCAAACATAGTTTCCATTAGTTGAGCAATAGTCATACGTGAAGGAACAGCATGTGGATTCATGATAAGATCAGGTCTTAGACCACTTGCAGTTACAGGCATATCTTCTTCAGGAAGAATAATACCACATGTTCCTTTTTGTCCATGTCTTGATGAGAATTTATCACCAATTTCAGGAATACGTTCAGATACTACACGAGTTTTAATAAATGGATAACCATCTGAGTTCTTATCTTGCCATACACCATCTACACGACAATCTTCAGAATTTTTATGTGTAGTTGAAGAATCGCGAAATGTATATCCGTGAATATCAGATTTCAAATTTGTAACTTTTCCAATAATAATATCATTTTCTTTTATGATTGAATTTAGAGCAGGCATACCATTTTCTTGAATTGCATGATAAGATGAATTTTTAAATCCACGTGTAATTTCACGTATAGGTTTTGAAAACTTTTCTTCTTTTCCTGAAGCTACATTACGATGTTCTTCATCTTTATAAATTGTATAATATAGAGATCTAAATAGACCACGATCTAGAGCACCTTTATTAAGAATAACTGAATCTTCTTGATTATATCCACCATAGATTCCAATAGCAACAATAGCATTAAACCCAAAAGGCATTTCTTGAATTTTCATTGCATTCATCATTCTAGTTTCTACAATAGGACGCATAGGCGAACAAAGAACATAACCATTTTTATCTAGTCGTGAAGCATAATTCTTTGCATATAGTCCAATAGCTTGTTTACCCATAGCAGATTGATACGTATTTCTTGGTGATTGATTATGATCACTCATTGGAATGGTACTAGCCATATGTCCAAGCATCAAAGCAGGATGAATTTCACAATGTGTATGAATTGTTGTAATATCTTTAGGAAACATACTAATTAATACAGTATCTGATTCTGCTGGATCAATATATTCAATATTATGATGAACCCATGAATCCCAATCAGATTTCTCTGGTGCAGGAAGAATTTTTCCTTCTTGAACTCTAAATAGTGGTCTAGTTAATCTACCACCATCAGTTTCAACTGAAATATTATTTTTCAAAATATTCCATACAATACTAGAATGTGGATGTAAAATAAATTTTTGTTTAGCTTCTTTCAATTTTACAAATAAGTTATGAGGTTCTTTAGTAGTTCCAATAGTAACACCATTCAAAGAAACTAGTGTTCCTTCAGGAATTTTAGTTGTTGTAATCCATTCAATTTCTTTATCTAGAACATTTAGAACAACTAGTGATGGTGTATGTTGAGAAACTGAAGTTAACATAGACAAAGATTTTACAATACCTACAGAATGTCCTTCTGGAGTTTCTACTGGACATACATATCCATATGAAGTTCCATGTAGTTTACGAGGTGCAAGAAGTTTCCCAGATTTTTCTACTGGAGTTTGAATTCTTCTTAAGTGACTAACTGTAGCAAGATAAGATAATCTGTTTAGAACTTGAGAAACTCCAACCTTAGTAGCAGTTGAACCTGTAGTAGGTCCAACACCTTGAACTGTAAAATTTCCAGTAGCCAAAGCTTGTTTTAGTTTCGCTTCAATAGTTGAAACTTTCAAGATTTTATATAGATTATTAATATTTAGAACATCTAGAGGTCTTGCATTCTTTTTCCATGTATCAATATTAACTTCATGAACAAATTTGCCACGAAAATCTTTACATACTTTTTGAAAGAGTTGACGAAACAAATGTGTTAGCAAAGCACCCGTAGTAACTACACGTTTATTAGGATAAGCATCACGGTCATCAGGTTTAATTTTTTCTTCAACTGTCATTATAAGTCTTTGAATCATTAGAGCAATCAAAATACATTTTCTAGATTCTAAAATAGTTTGTGAACTTTGATCACCTGCAAATTTCACATGTGGAAGAAGTTCAGTTTCTAGTAAAGATTTAGCATAAGCCTTTTTATCTTCAAGAGC